CGATTAGGATAGAAGTCGGGACAGGAATGCCAATCTCACGTAGATTCAAAAGCTGTTGCATAGCCATCTGACGCTGCGTTGAGGTGTTTAGACCTTCCTCGACGACGCAGTCATACTTTTGAAACGAACGATTGTAGAACTCGAGTGTTGGTTCAGCTCCGATGATTCGCTTGACCTTTCCTGCCGAAAAGTTAGCCTGAAACAGATCTATGAAGATCTGACCGAGTTGCTTCTGTGCAAAGTTAAGCTGATCAAATAATGTCTGAAGTGTCGTAAGTCCCGCGCCTTGACGCAGCATTGAAAGAACGCCTGCTTTGTCATCGACAGCAGCACCAAGAAGTTCTTCGTTAACTCCCGAGATCTGCTGAATCTCTTTAGCAAAGCTCTCTGATAACTGGAACATAGACGGTGGAATCTGGGGAGGCTGAATCTGCTGCACGTCATCCATCATAGCTTCTTTCTTGAGCGCTAGGCTACGGCCTTGACCGGACAAGAAAGCGTCTTTAGGATTGACCAACGAGTCTTCTTTGTACTTGATTCCCGAGTTGATTTGGCTCTCCAGGATATCGAGCTCAATAACTTTTCGTCTATTATACAAAAATTGACTATCACGAAGTCCCCTCACCATACCTTGACAGCGCCATGGGAAGTAAGGAATCTCCGGAGTGTAATATCCAATCACCGGAACAAACGGATAACGGTCGATACCCATCGGATTTGGTCCGTGGTACATGGTGCGACCGTTAACGACGATAGCGAGCTTGACACATGGGATGGTCTGGTCGACTTTCTTAATCTGTGGGTACTTGCCGAGGTAAGCGTTAAGCATATCGTCATCTTGCTTCCATTCCATTGTCTCACCGGTCTGGGTGTCACAAAGGAGCTTACGCGAGCGATAGTCGAGATAATAGAATTCGTCATAGGAGAGGAGGTCTTGCATTGCATAGTTGTACGCTTCCGGCTGGAACTGGAACTTGCCATCGCGCCATCCACGTGAATACATCGAATCGATTTCACTCTCCATACCTGGAAGGCAAGAGCGAATCTCGTTCTTCGAAAGCCATTTGCGCGTCCAACAGAAGCGGCAGTCACTCATGTCGTGCTTCTTGAAGAACGGATCTATCAAATACTCATTGTAACTTACGTTGTCAATTTTTGGATCGCCGTTAATAGGATCTTCGCGGTAATCCATCCAAACTGACAGTAGGTTCATGCCGCTAGTGATAGCCCCTTCAAAGGCTTGTGATATGATCTCAAGCGCGTTAGATCTCTGGTTTGCCCAGATCATCAACTTCGAAAATTGGTCAGCAGTCTCCTCATCAGAGTTCTCAACAGGGACAACAACAGTACTATAGCGATGCTGACGCTGATAGCCCGACACCATATTGATGATGGTTCGGATACGATTGAAGTTGAATTGTCGTCGACGAAAGGCGGGTATGTTCCCATAGATATCATTCCAGAGCGTTTGGTCCCCTGCTTTAAATCGTGCGTCAATGTCCGCTTCGCTCCAAAAACTCTGGTTAATCTGAATGGCGCTAGCGTAATGATACTCCATGAGCTCATGAACGGCTTTATCACCATCGGTGTAGTACATGGTGTCGATCTGCGGGAACAGGACCATAGATACCTTATTTTTTATTTGTCATAGTATATGGCTTTGGTCCTTTCCATCAATGCATTCACGAATTGAAGTTTGGATTCCATGTTCCGAAACGAGCGATTTGAGTGTATTCGTTTGGTAAAGGTAGTTCAGAAGGCGAGTCGATTATGTAGGGTTCTGAAACGATCTCGTCATGCCATTCTTCACCACATCTTATCGTCGAAGAATCTTCCATGGTTTTCTTGATCTCCACCATATCCAGCCTCGCGTCTTAGTCTGTCGATGTCTTCTGGTTTCATTCGAGGTCCTTCCTTCTTGAACCATTCTGTGTAGAGCCCATAACGTATCGCGTCCATCATGTGGTCGTTTTCCTTTACAGGCTTGTCTTCACCTCGGTTCGCAGCTTTGGTGTCCCAACGATAAGTTCCGTACTCTTCAATGGTCTTGGTGCAGTGGTGACATATTTTGAACGTACCGTTTGAAAGCTGAGCCGAATGATAACGTATGCCATCCAGAACATCATTCTCGGCCTCTGTTATTCCTTTGAACCCACGTTGTTGGAGCTCGACCCGAAAAGAAACGGCACTAGGATCAATGTAAATAGTACGAACTTTAGCATACCCATCCAGAAACTTTCTGAGATCATCCGCATACTCGGTATCTGTCTTCTGTCTCAGGGTTTTTCGGGAGTCCCAGTAGTATTCTTTTTCGAGCCACCGGTTCGGGAACGTTTTTTCGGAGCATCCAATAAGCGCGAAGGCCGTAGGATTAGTAGTCCCGTAATCAACGCCAACGACATAATAATCAGCAGCCCCAGGAGGAAATGAAATGACGTGCCTAGTTCTATCAAAGAAATCATAAATGGTCCCCTCAGCTAAAACCCACTGGCCTTCAATGTAACGTTGATACCATAGACCTTGATATTCTTTGCTAATGTTATCTTTAAACGACTGGGAGAGCGACGGGTTGTCATTTAGGTTGAAGTTCCAGATCCTGACGTCTAGTTCCGACGCCCTATCGATAAGCTTGGTCTTGAGCCAGTGAAACGGACTATCGGGGTTTGTGGTACCGAATAGCTTACTATCCGGATGCGTGAGACGCGATTGCAGCATCGAGAAAACGCTCTCGGGGATGATTGTAATCTCGTCAACGTACGCGCCGGCAAATGTAGGACCGCGTATTTTGTGCTCTGCTCGTTCATCGTTAGCTCCTATGAGGTGGATCTTTCGATTGAATAGTGTCGCTTCGCCTTTGTGCAGTGAGTACTGAAATTCTTCGTTCAGCAGGTCCGTGAGTGGACCGAGTATGTTACGCTTGATGGAACCGAGGGACTTCCCAATTATCACGAAGTCATCATTAGGGGGGCCGTGCCTGATGAAGTCGACGAAGGCTAGCAGACTGACGAATGATTTGCCAGAACGGACGGCCCCTACCCAAAGATTGTAACGGGCGTCACACCTTGCCAGACTCTGTGCTTGCTTGCTCGACAGCGTTAGTGTGCTCAATACAGGTCTCCTTGATGTCGCTCAGTGATCTGCTGCCAGGTGTCGATGACTGCTCTTCGAGTCCGCTCGTGTCGGTATCCTCCTTCCACTTGTAATTGCACTGAAGGAACCATTTACTAAAACCGCTGTCAAACTTTTTAAAAAGCGCGTTTTTTGACATCACAATTTGCTGTTTTAATCTAGCTTTCTTATATGCTTGCCTGAACTTTTCATTTTTCTTAGCAAATCTGCTAGGCCATTCTTCAGGCAAATCTCTTTCATAACAAAAATCATGGAAATAAAAATTGTTTTTATCCTTGAGCCATTCGCGTAGAGCGTCTGCTTCAGCTTCAATCCTTTCCGGAGTCCAATAAACTGGTGCTCCTCCTGTTTCACAGCCCGCATAGGGAGGATGTCCTTTTGGTGCTGGCATAGCGTTCCTACTTCTTAATCTTCATCTTAGCATCCCACATCCTCGATGCTTCTTCTATGAGATGCGCGTGATCTTCCATAGCGGCCTGCGATTCAAACTCGAACGTAACTTTTGGCTTCTTCAACTTTGGTTCTGTTTCCTGTTTTTCTTTCTCAAGAGGATCTTCACCCCACATCAGAAGGTCCGAAAGCTCGTACTGATTAGCCAGAATATCGTAATCCCAATCGCCGCTATTTTCATTATGCCGATAGTTGAGTTCTTCGACTTCTTTATCCGTAAGCGTGCGATTCGGTACATGGACATCCAGTTTTTCATAACCTAGCCTATGTAAAATGCGCAGTCGCTGATGTCCGCCGATGATCGTGTTATCAGTGTTAATGAATGGTTTGTCAATGAGCCCAAACTTCTGGATGCTGGCCTTAATATGATCGAATTGCGTTTTCGTGATCTTGCGCGGGTTCTTTGCAAACTCCTTGAGATCAGCGATATTTCGCTTTTCGGTGTGCCATACCAGATCAGACATTCCTTACCTCTTTCATGAGCTCAACGAAATGCTTAGTCGACATCATTTCCCATTCTCTTTCGTCATCTAAACTCTGTTCCGGCAAGGAGGGAGCTGTTAGCTTTGGATTAAAGTAACGCGACAATTTCTCTGGTGCATCGGCAAGGAGAACCTGTTGCAATTCCCTCCATGCCTCCATCTCTTGTCTATCGATGTCAAGCCGCTTTACATGGATCTCTTCCATCTCGTCGTGGTACTTAATAATCGCTTGCGTTATCTCTCTCATGCGATAGTCCCTGTAGGTCACTTCTCATGTTTTTTGCGGCCTTTCGCGCTAAGCTTTGCCATTTTTTTGCTTTCTTTTTTGTTCATTTAACGTTAGACTCCCTTCATATGAGTGAAAAGCCGGTTAAAAAGACCCAAGTTCCTTGGAATAAAATTTATAGTCCCGAGGAATGCATCTGCCTGGAGTGCGGTAAAATATTCAGCCGCCTTAAATATTATGGTATTGGGAAGTTTTGCTCTCGCCAATGTGCTGCACAGCCAAAAAAGAAAGTTTGCGCTGAAACCGCCAAAAAACTTTACGCTGAGGGAAAAAAACAATATGAGATAGCCGAAATAATGGGTTGTTCTCAAGGACAGGTCTGTCGGCAACTTAAGAAAATTGGAATCCGAAAACCTGTACGACATCCTAATTATCGTCATATAAAATTTCGTTCCCACCCGAGAGAGTGCGAAATTTGTAAATGGCATTCGTTTCCCGAACTTATTCTTGTCCATCATATTGACGGAGACAGGAAGAACAACAAGTTGGATAATCTTATGTCCGTTTGTCCGATCTGTCATGGGCTTCTTCATTTGCATCCTGGAAGGGGCGTGAATTCTTCTTTTCCCCCACATTCTCCGGAATATGTTAAATCAATTCTTTTTACCTTTTCTGGATAGTTCTTCCATCTTTTTTTCACCGTATTTCTTACGACCGATGGCAGCGGCCACGGCGCCTGGATCTGAAACATTGCCTTTCTTAGCGATGCTCTTTTCAAGCTTCTCGAAGCGCTTCCCTGACCCCAGAGCTGGTTTCTTTGCCATATTACCGTCCGTTCTTTTTGGCTTTCATAGCCTTTTCGCCCATCTCGCATACTTTATCCCGCTTACGGTCGGCAGCCTCTAATTTCTTAAGGTCTTTACCAACACTTTTTTCTTTCTTAGCAATTTTCTTGATCTGTTTGTCCATTTTCATCACCCTAGGTTAACTTTTTCGCCGAATAATCGACCGTGTACTGTAAAAAATCTCTAGCTGTCTCTTCATCCCTGAACTCACCAATCAGATACGAGAAGTTGTCGGAGGTAATGGCACACAC